TGAAGGCAATCGAGGCTTTGCAGGTTGAGCCAGCGTAGCAAATCAACCTGCTAACTTACGCATGCGGCTAGCTCGTTCGGCTGATCACCGAACCTTGGCGGTGGAAACGATGGCAAGCAGTCCTAGGCAACCCACGCTGAACACAATCCGCTAGTAAACTGGCCGCAGCCGTAAGTTAGAGAAGGAGTGAAGGATGGCTGATTATTACGCAATCATGAAAGGCGAGTATGTCCAGATGGATGTCCGAACCTTTCAACTTGAGATATATGAAGATGAGGAATCCGCGCTGAAAAGAAAGCCAGCAGGCTGCGATGTAGTAGAAATAACAGTCAAGCGCAAGAAATCAAAAGAAGGAGCGAAGAATGTTAAATAAACAAATGGTAATAGGCCGACTTGGCAAAGACCCTGAATCCCGTTTTTTTCAGGATGGCACGGCATGCTGCAATTTCAGTGTGGCAACTACCGAAACGTGGAAAGATAAACAGACGGGCGAGAAGAAAGAACACACCGAATGGATCAACGTATCCGCCGTTGGTCGCTTGGCCGAAATCTGCGGGCAATATCTGAAAAAGGGCAGCCTGGTATATTGTGAGGGCAAGCAAACTACCCGCAAGTGGCAAGATAAAGACGGCAACGACCGATACACTACCGAATTAAAGCTGCGGGAGATGAAGATGCTAGGCGGCGGGAGAGAGGCCAACCAGAATGCAGGGCAGCAGCAGAATAGCGATCCGTTCGCGGATGCTCCGGCGTTCCCTGCGAATGTTCCGCAAGACGACGATATACCTTTTTGATGTGAGGATATGACGATGTCGGACATTGAAGCAATCGACCAAATCAGGAAAGAGGCATATCAGGCTGGATATGCGGCAGCCATTGAGCAGGCGAAAAGGCAGGAGCCTGACTATTGGCTAAGCTATGGCCTGCAAGCATATACGGAGAAGCCACATGAAGATGCAACACCTCTCTACACCTCCCCTCCCATCAGAGAGTTGAGCGATGAAGAGATCATGGAAGTATGGGATGAAGTCACGCCAAATGAAGTGAACGCTATTACATATGCACGGGCAATCCTTAAGAAAGCGCAGCCCTAACGCTTCAAGCAAGCCTCAAGCTTAGCATCCAGCGCGGCATATTCATCGGTGATGCGGTCTATCGTCTGCTCTTTGTACTCGACTGCCGCCCGAAGCTGGCCAAGTTCGAGGATGATGTCAGTGTAGCCGCTTATTCCGGCGATAATGAGCAGGGTGTATGCCCCTGCATGGCCTTTGTTCTGCTTTAGCAGGTTAAGGATGGTCTCGATCATGTTACAGCTCCATTACCTTTATCTGCCCTTCTCCTTGAAGTGTATCACCTCCGGCAGTTAGAACAGTGGCCGTCACTTTGTACGTTGTACCATCCGTTCCGCCTGATGCCCGAAATTGGACTATTGACGCGAAATCATGAGATATATCTGATATTGTCAGATCATTAGGCTCGGCTGTTACGCTAGATACAGATGTGATAGCATCGCCGGAAGATAATCGGCCAAGCCATTTCATTTCAATATCATACAAGATTGATTCAGCAGGTTGTTTAATTAAAGTGTCCATTTTGTTCCTCTTTTTAGCATTGAAAACATTATATCGCGTGAACCCATTGTAAGTTTTCGCGACCTTTTGATTAGCGTTATATGAACATTGCGTTTTGACAACTCCATAGCAGCATCGCGACGTTGCACGGTAATAAATATACTGCGTTTATCGGCTGTAAAACGCTTTATTCGAGTGTCAACAAACACTGAACACCCTTCGCCAGGATGAATAGCCTCAACGCCAATAGCACGCTTACCAATTATTAGCCGCAACGTATGATTGCCACCTGTCATGCTTATATCGCGCCTAAATGAGCACATTTTTCGTGCGCCTTGTAGATAGGTGGCGATAAATTGTGTGATTAGCGAACCACCACCTATACCCCGCGTCATCATGCCGGAACCCTCATAAATGCGCTTGCCGGATTACTTGCAGGTTTACCGCTTGAATCAAGTAGATTAAATCTTGCAACCTCTATACCAGTTCGCGATAGAAACACTAGCTGCGAACCTTCAATTCGCCACTCGCCATATTCAATATCAACAATGGACTCAATCTGTAGCGCCATGCCTACCGGACTAGGCTCGATGCGCTGGATGGAATGGATGCGCGGATTCGATAACGAATACACCCGCGCCCATAAATCTGAACCTGTGACGGTTGCATCCGCGCGGTACACCCCTGTATTGCCGATTTCATTGGCCGTGACCGTTTCGAGCAGATTATCATTGCCATCGAAGATATCCGCCCGCATATCGGTTATGCCCGATGTTACAGGTAATGTAGCCGTGCGGATGCTCGCCATTATGCGAAGCTCGCCGTAGCGGTTGTCACGCCACCAGCAGCGGCTACGGCTGCAATATCAGCAGCAATAGCAGCAGGTGACTCACTGGCAGGGCGCACATCATACACACCGATTTCATCGACCCCCTGTGAGGCGCTGGAAATCAGTACGTGGTGGACACCGGCCTGTGTGGTGGTATGAACACCACGATAGCTGCCCGGCTGTGCTTCTGTCAGGTTCACAGTTGCAATCGCTGCACCTGTAATATCCGTCACCTCAGCCACCACATCGGTCAAGCCAGTTGTATTAGGGTCAAGATCAAGGGCAAATACCAAATCCTCACCTACATATTTACGAGTTGACATATTTTACTCTCCTTTAGCCAAATGTTGCCGTGCCACCATTAACAGGCACGGTTGTACCACCTCCGCCACCGATATTATTGAGAAGCCATGTCTCATCGGATGGTGTCAGTGATCTTGCAGGCTTATTCTCTATCTCAATTTCTTTGGCATCCATTTCAAAGCCGTCTTGAGCATAAACCAAGTAGTAGTTTCCGTCCGCAACTGCTAGCGAACTCCAGTCAATATGATAGACATACACACCGGGCAATATCTCATCCGCAACCATCTCCGGCATCAACTGCGTTCCCGTCATGTCGTACACGCTCACCTTTACCGTTCGCGTTGGTTTGGTGAGCATCAACACTGCATGCTTTGTCTCTTCGGGCGACTCTACCATATCAATCTGTGCGATTCTAAATGCTTTAGGCTGGATGTCCTGATTAGCTCCGAACGCGCTGGTTGTCGGCAGTGATGCGGCATTGATACCAAGTTCGGACAGCACAACATCATCAATATCCTCGCCCATAGATACGATGCCCGGCAGCAGGTTTTTCATCGTGCTGAGCGTGTCTTTGCCTATCGAACTGTCATGCTTAAATGTGTCCCAATTTGTTGACCAATCAGCATCTTGCTCCATGGCCATGATCTCACGCATTGCCCCTGTGAGCTGCGAGATATTAGCCCTAAAGATGTCTAGCCATTGTTGATAGGTCATTTACCAACAACCTTGGGCAACACCTTCTCGGCGCTCCGGCCAACCACATAGCCGCCCAAGCCGATCTGCAATAATGTCCACGCCTCATTCGATAGCCTGAATGCCAGCAAGCCGAAAGAATCAGCGCAAACCAAAACCAGAAAGGTGAGCATGGTGATAGGCCGCCAATTGCGTTGCATCCAGCTTTGACCTTTCGCTTCTGCCAGCACAATGGATGATTGTGCATCCAGTAGCTGTTTTTGATATTCGGTGGCCTGTGAAGCTGCCTTCATTTGAAGTTCAAACATTTTGAAGCGGATCTCGTTCGCCTTGTCTTTATCTTCAATGGCCTCACTGATTAAATCAGATACAGGTTTGAAGATGTCGCTTACAAATGATAGTAGATTCATTCTCTCTCTCCTGTCAGCATCATATCAGCAAGTTCATATGCACGCTTTCCGACTTGTTTCGCCCACTTTGATGCGAGCATCTCATTTGCCGCCCAAGTCCAATCTTCATTCTTACACGCCGCAAGCATTCTGCGGAAGCCTAACAAACGGGTAATGCCAAGGTTGAAGCACATATCTATAAGCACGTCCCGCCGCACTTCGTCCAGTCGCCCGAACCATGATAGATTAGCACTCAAATCAATGACACATTCGGCAATGTCATTGTCCAGCATCATGAAAGCCTCATCTTGGCTTATGCCTCTGTCTTCAATGTTCCGCCCTACTCCAATGGTCAACTTACCCTCGCTGCACCGATATGGATAACAGCGCCCATCCTTCATCGGCAAGCCTTCGTGCCTGATTATCATAGCCCTTACTTCGTGCATGCTCATTTAACACCTACCGAATCAAATACATATAGCAATAATGCTACAATTGCCGTGCCCATTGTGCCAAGCAACCACCATTCGAATCTCTTAATGGTGGCCGCCGCCTCTTTTAACACTGGCATGAGTGTCTCCATAGTCTCCGTCCGCCTCTCTATGTCATCCAGCCGGAAAGTATGGCGTTTAATGTCTGCCGCATGATGCTCAAGCGCAACCTCATGAATGCCCAATCGCGTCAACTCATTCGCGTGGTCATGAGTGCGCTGCCGCATAATCTTTGACTCTTCCTTTAGCAGTTTGCGCAATTCATCTATAGCCTTGAACAAAGCCGCTATCTGTTCCTCATGCTTGGCAACTGTTACCTCAAGTTTGCTCATCTTACTTTCTCCATATGTAATATAGCGGCCATAACCATGTCGTGAGTATATCCATAATGGATTCGCGGTTTGTGTTTTTGCCACCTTGCAAGCGCTGGATAACCTCAATGCTAATTCCGGCAAAGAGCGGAAAAAGTAGCATGCCAATCCATGCACCAATTCCAATTAGCAAGCCTCCGAATAGCCCCGCAATAGAAGCCCCTGCACCTATGGCTGCATGCTTAGGTGCGTTAGGATCAGTGCGCATGTGTGTGATTAAATTGCGATTATCGTTCATTTTATACCTCTACGGTTTAGCTGGCGGCTTAGGCCATGTTACATTAAATGGGTCAGGCTGCGCTGTGACATCTCTCAACGCCTGCCGATATGTACGCCATGCTGATGGGTCAATGCCTTTATCTAAACATGTGTTGATTGCAATATCAGCCTGTGCAAGCAATGGCTCCCGCCTTTTCCGTACCAGCACCCATTGCTGATTGGCTTTAGTGGCGGCCACATCGATACCTGCAATAATTGCGTCAAGCTTTGATTGTGTGACATTCGGCACAATCAATGATCCATCGATATATAACGTGTCATCGGGCTGGGCGATTGGGTCAATGCCTAGCGCCGCTTCAATCTCCGCAACAATAGATGGGTCAACATTCGCTATCGCATATGTTTCATTCGTTAATTCTTCAACACCGAAGAATTGGCACAGATATTTAATAGTTATCTCGTTCATATTTAACCCCAGAACCTGATCGTAAGACCTGTGACAGATACACTCGGATTAGTAGTGTTGTTCGCCCCTGAACTCTGGTATACTTTAATACCTACGAGATCACCTGCCACAACAGAGATCCCTACACTATGTTGGCATGTTGTATTTAGTGATGTGGTTGTTAAATCTGTCCGAAATTTAGACCCGGCAGCCACTCCATTTTTAGCTGACTGAACAAAGAACCTATTTGCCGCCGCAGTTGCAAAAGCAACACCACCATTTATCTCGGCGAATTTAGCCCATGATGGCGTCACCACCTGCCCTGAGCTAAATGTAGCACCAACATCATTTTGTGCGAATGTGTCAAACGATACGATAGTGGCTGATGCGTTAGGAATCACTGTGCCTACGCTCTGAGTGCATCGAACGATGCCAGAGTGTTTCGTATCCCAAACGGCAGAACCAGTTGAATTATCAGTGCATTCGTAGGTTATGCCAGTAGATGTATCCACCCATTTATATCCGATGTAAAAGCCTTTGCTTACGTCATCGGTGGCAGTTGGAGCGGCGGCTTGATATACCACCTGCACCAATTGTTCATTGAGTTCTGCACCTGTGGTTTGCTGTCCTGCCGTTTGCCGTGCAGCGTGGTCAATAGGTGTTGTAGCCATTTTCTAAACCTCCATGAGCGTGAACTTCAACTCTTGTCTTGCCCAGTCTAAATCTTTGCGAATCACCATCATCTTAAACCTGCCCGGATCACCTGCCGGAAGCTGCGCAGATTCAAACATGACAACATCGCCATTCGTCAAACGTAACAGCCGCATGCCTGCCGTAAATGATACCACGCGCCGCCCATCCTTAAACCTATTCACAAAGTTTGTAGCGCGGGTCTGCAATTCTGTCACGGGCACGTTCCACTTATCTTTGAATGTCTCAATGGAAGCCACATCATATTCAGCTATCGAGGTCGCATCAGCCACCACCTCGCCATCATTAAACTGCTCTTCGCCTTCGCCATCGCCGCTATATCCGGTCAGGATCAGGCAGATATTGTTAAGGTCGGAAAAGCCCCTGCGATATTGCAGCCCTTCCTTGACATCGTTGCCCGTGATTGACTCAACAGGCTCATCAGTGGCTAAAGGTTCAGATTGCAAAGAAAGCTGCGTGCCGTTAATAGTCCATTGCGCCTCAAGCAACCACGCCAGCTCTTCGAGCATCTTCAATGCGCTCGTTGGCTTTGTAATAATCCGGCTGCCTGTCCGATTAGGCAGGGCTGTCTTAACCTTGGCCAGACTTTCAAAGTCGATGCGTTCACTCGGCAGGTTGATGTGATTTATCAGAATGTCCTTGGCAATGTCGGCCAGATGCCAGTCACCGCCGCCGGATGTGGTGGAGTCGTAAATGATGTCCGCCCAGACTGTCCCCTCATCGCGCCACCATGAATCGCCACCGATTACAGGCGTGTTGCCTGTGTTGCTGTTTTGTAGCGATGTGTAGCCATGAGTGCCATAGACTACCTTATCACCGATTGAATAGGTGGTAGCAGAACTCCATGCAGGACCATGCTTCTCCCTTGGTACTTTCACGCTGGCAAGGTTCAGGTCATCTTCAATTGATAGGGTATAGCGCAGACTTGAGTATTGCAGGTCAGTACAAACGCCGCGGTAAATAGTGAGCGTGTCGGTGATGTCTGCATAGCCAACGCGCAACCGCGCCTCACGGCCACGCAATGGAACGGCAAGTAAAGCATCAACCTCATCAACCGATAGTAGCGAGCAGGTCATCCGGCCAACCATGCCAGCCTGAACTTTCGGCACTAGCTGTGAGCTGGCCTGTGATGCTGATACCAAAGCGGTCACGCCTGAACTTTCAACCTTGGAGACGGAACTAGCGAGCAGTGGATACGTCCACGGATAGGTATAGCCTTTTTTCACAGTGACAACCTGCGAGGCATGCGTACTGAATGTGACAGGATCAGCGCGATAGGTGATGCGAGCCTCAGCCACTTCCGGCGCAAGGTCATTCGCAGAATTGGCGGTTAAATCGAACTGGATGCGCCAATAACGATGCGCGGGGATAACCTCACCGGACTCAATCGCACCGTACGATGTCCAATTGGTGTTATTCGTCTCGGTGGCGATTACATCATTATCAGTGTAAAAAGCGGTCATGGTCAGTGAAGTGCCAAGTGGTACGATGTCACTCACGCTGAAAGAGCCTTCACCCGTTGGAATCACGCCCATATCAAACTGGCGTGTTAATACGCCACTGGATTGATAGCCTTCATAGCCTCCGGTTGAGACATGGCCGGAACCGACCGGAATGCGCCATGTTTTATTGACTACACCTAAATAAGGGTGTACATTAAATAGAAACGTGTATGTTCTCACAGACTTTTTCGAGCCTATGAGCGATTTCAATGCAGGCGGCTGATATGAAATGACTAATCGATAATCACGCCCGCGCAAAATAGATGCGGAAAGACCGGATATTACAACATCGCTGCCGAATGCAGATTTCGGCGGCGTGATCGTAACCTTCGAGCCTACCTGTGTACCTGTATCATCCAAAATATAAACAAGAACGGGCAAAGATAGATTGCCACTGTTATTTATGCTTAGCGCCACCTCATTCAGGATATATGTTGCATTTGCGGTAAATGGATAAGCCATTGCATTGTCTGCAACGGTTATCTCCCTTTTCCAGTATTTATGTTTGTAACCGCCAAAAGGCCCATATCTACGCTTCCAGATATCCGTTACTTTAACTTGCCACTTCATTTGCAACTCGCCGAGAGTCCATGTTGGTATCACAGATGACACAGCAACACCCTCCGCAAGTGTTGCGCTTCCCGGCCTGCGAGTGAATGAGACATTGCTATCACTGCCGACCATCGGATCATCAGCAGCCACCCATTGCGATTGGGTGTCAATGCGTGATTCTGCGCCCTTTTCAGCCCATACGTCCAAAAACAGTGCAGGCTCAACAGCCTCTTGGCTAGTGGCCTTTTGCAGAATTGAATCGGCAATCGTAAGCATCAGATAGCCTCTACCAAGTCAAGGTTGAATGAGCGGTGAATCTGCGTTATAAACGGCATGCGTGCAGATTTCGCACGATTGCGCATCATGTAGCATTCTTCTTTTGATGTATCAGGCTGCCATGCGAACCAGAAGGGGATACGGCGCTCAAGGTGCGCCTCCCTGAATACATCCACGGCAGTATATTCAGATTGAATCAAATGCGACCACTTAGGCCGGAGTTCAACGCGGCGATAGCGTAGCTGCTCATTGATACGTCCATTCTCCGCCTCGAATGTTGTAGCTTTTGCAACCTCATTATAGGGGTCATATGATAAATCGATAAAAGGCATCTCAAGCCTTGGGCCTAAAAATATCTCCGGCACAATAATGTCCGAGGAAGCCATCAGGCCGGATATGGTCATGCGGTACTGATACGCATAAAAATTGCTGAAAATCGAACCAAACTTGCAAGCGATCCACATAACGCTATTTGTTGCGATCCCGGTGGTCATAGTCGTTGAGATAGATGTATCAATTGACCATGTTTCCTGATCGGTTGAGATGATGACTGTGCCGTTCGCACCAACTGCCCGATGCGTTGAACCATCGGTTGCAATGCTGCGAAGAGCATCAGTAGTAGGACTGGTTAGTTGCTGCCAGTTAATACCGTCAAAAGATGATATAATCACGCCGCCTGCACCGACAGCTATCCATCGATCAACAACATATTCAACAGCATTTAGCGTATTTGTTGTAGGGCTAGTCTGCAAAGTCCATGTGATTCCATCGAATGACGTAACTACATCACCGTTCGCCCCCACTGCTACGATAAGCCCTCCTGATTGTTTAACATCGTGCAAGTGTGATGTTGTGGCATTCGTGCGAGCTGTCCACGTAATACCATCTGGACTAGTAGCTATCTCGCCCAAGACTCCAACTGCAATAAATTGTGAACCGTCCCATTCTACTCCAACAACGCCATTAGTATGCGGGTAAGTGCGAGCCGTCCATGTTGATGCATCAGGTGACGTATAAACAGCGCCGCTTGCACCAACTACAACGTACAGGTTCGCACCGAATGCTACATCATAGAACTGCACACCTGCCGCTACGGTTGTGGTTGTCCAATTATCACCACCATCGGATGAAACGTAGCTATCACCCAATCCGGTGGCGATAAACAAGTTGTTTACCCATCGTACATTGAGACCATTCGCAACAGATACCGCTTCATTATTCCATGTGGAGCCGGGCAATATCGGAGTGTGCGTTGCCAGCTTTTCAACAAACGCATGATTATTCGGAGCGGTGATTGCACCGTTATGAACGGTGGTGAATGTACCTACCGCCGTCTTTGCCTCAATCTTGAGCGTTCCACCGGAAAAACGATACCCGCCGGGAATATGGCGGGAAGCACCCAAAATAACCGTATCACACGCTTTAGATGTGCCGAAATCAACTACAATCTGGCCTAGGCCGTCAGTTTTCGGGATTGCAACACGCTGGTTATCCCATGTCCATGCGTTAGACATCGGAGCAAATGGCGAGTCAGTACCATTCAGGAAGGCATAGGCATCTAGCTGGTTGTCGTATGCAATAATCGGTGAATCAGTAGCCATGATTATCTCCTATACCGTAACCGCGCCATCTAACCCGCGTTTGAGTGAGTTGCTCAGATGCGGCGCAAGTGTATCTGCCAGCGTTTGTGCAACAACAGGATCAACCAACCCCTCAGGGGCGTTGACGTTAATGGTCAATGATGTGCCAGCTTGTTGCTGCGGTAATGGAGGCGGTGCGGCAGGCGCGGGCGCTGAAACGGCAGCGGAGCTGACTGAAGGAGCGGAGCCACCTCCGCCGCCGAAGGTTTGCGACTTGATAGCCTGAAGCTGCGCTGCACCAGTTGCAGCGACCAAGGCCGCCTGCGCAATATCGAACGGAAATGGTGGGCCTTTTTCACTAAACGCCTTCATAATGCCACTTGCAGTTGTCATTATTACACTACCAATCGCGAATGCCTTGTTAGATTCAAATGCCTGCCGATTATGCTTGGCTATAGCTGCGATCATGTCCTGCCCTGCTTTCAGTGCGCCTTTCAAATCCTGATCTCGAACAGCTTGTATGAACTTCTCGACATCAGTCATATCATCTTTACGCTTCTTATTCGCATCTTCCTGAATCTTTGTCAGCTTGCCTTGATGGACTTTCTCAGCTTCTTCCAGCGCTTCTTTTACCTGCCGATCGACCTCTATTTTATCTTGACCTGCTCTAATCATCTCTTCTTTACGCCGCTCGATGTCTGCAATCAGGCGGTCATAGCGCAAGTTCTCCTGTTCCTGTTCGGTCAACAGGAAGGATTCTTGTTGCAAACCCAACTTTTCAAAAAAGTTTTGGTTTTCCTCAATGATGCGGGAATTGCGCTCGGCCATGTATGCGGCGAGCCCCTCTTGGTCAATCTTGAGTTGTGGGCCTTCTTCTTTTTTCTTTTTGGTTGACTGCTTTTCAAGTTTGGCCTCTGCTTCGACAACGCTGTTAATCTGATCTTCCAGCCTCTTCAGCACTTTAATCTTGGCCTGTACGTGCTTATCCTCTTCGCCATACTTTTCAATCATGCTGTCAACAACAATCTGAACGGCATAGTATTGTTCAGTTAATGCGTTTAGCTGTATTTCAGTTTCGCTCATCCCCGCGAAAGGCTTGAATAGTTTTTCCAAAGACTTCATCGCGGATGCAAGTCCTTTAACGCTATCCGTTACTAAATCTATCGCGCCACCCAAAACGTCTAGTATGCCCGTCTCGGACATAGCGACACCAAGGTCATACCATGCGTTACCAAGCAGATTTAACTTGCCCTGCAAACTATCAGCAGCTTCAAGTGCTGTGCCTTGAAACTCATCTTGCATAAGTTTTGACAGCTTCGGCAATAATTGCTGTGCTGTAACAGCGCCATCTTCCAACGCCTTGTTCAATTCAGCCGTGGTCATACCAAGTGCCTTGGCCGCCATCTGAAACGCACCGACAAGCCTTTCGCCGAGCTGACCTCTCAATTCTTCTGCCTGCACATTGCCTTTCGATATCATCTGAACAAACGCACGGAATGTGCCGGATGTCTCATCAGCCGACAATCCAAGAGCTGATGACGACACAACCAACGCCTCAAACATCTTGCTGGCTTCTTCACCCGCTAAACTAGTATCTTTAACTGCGGCGGACAGTTTAGCGTATTCGCCAACGCTGGAACGTATATCCACGGCATATTTATTGGCAATGTCATGTGCTTTCTTAAAGGCTTCATTGGCATCATCAGTCGCAAACTTGAGAATGCGCATTGTTTTTTCATATTCCATGCCATCAGGTACAGCTTTTGCCATTGCCGCCGCAACACCAAGTATTCCAGAGATACCAAGGGTTGCTTTAGCGCCTACTGAACTCATCGCAGAGCCAAGCGCACTTAAACGGCCAGCAGCAGGGCCTAGTGGCCCTTGAAAAATAGCAAGTTGGCGACCGCCCTGCTTCAAAGCATCCGCCATCTTGTTTGTTGACTTAGCCGCAGATTTTGTGCGCTTGTCTAATGTAGATACATTGTTGGCTACAGAACGAACAGTGGCAGAGGCGCTTTTATCTTTCGCGGTAAGCAGTAATTCTATTTCAGATTGCGGCATTGATCCTCCATTCTCTTCCGTTCGTTATTAGCAACCACCTCACCTACAATATCTACATATTGCATTAAGATGGCGGGCTGTTCCGCCCATCCACCACGGTAAGGTAAAAAGCCTTTTTCCATAAAGTTGTATGCCTCAAAAACAACGGCATACTCATTTATCCACATGACAGGGCACTCATCAGTTACATACCCTGTTACCCATTCAGTCTTTTCGTGACACCCTCCTTCCGGCATCCTTCCGGCATCCGACCTTGGACATCTCCTGCAACTTTTGCCCTCTATCCACGCAGTTGCCGCTATTCGGACTTTTTTTCATCTTCCTCGCTCGAAGCATTAAACTCATTAGCGCAGAGGGTGAAAATCCTGTCCAACACATCACGAACACCCTCATCCCTAATGTCCGCACGTTCAGCAACTTCGTTCGGGTCAAACGATTTGCCCGAAATCTTCAATTCCTTAATGCAGTCAGTGAGGAAAAAATCAGTAAGCAACATTTGCTGTTCAAACACTGTCCTGCCGCGCCCTGATACAACGCTTGTCAGGTATGATGCCATCAGAGCGCGATTGATAGGCTTGAGAACAATGCTTATCTCGCCGTCTTCTAATTTCTTTTCCTTGAGTTCAAGTAGTTTCACTTCCTATTGCTCCTTTATGTCAACTGAATACTGAACTGATCGTCAGATGTGGTTTCGTACAGGTTATATGCAATCTCAAGCGTATGGCGTTCAGCACGCTCACCAAGCGTAACACCCTGACGCACAGCTTTCGGTGCGCTGATAGCGATGTTGTTGCCTGCACCAGCATTGAACGTGGCGGAGATACTTGCGTTTGTGCCTGCGTCAACAGCAGTCCATTCTGCCGCAGTGGATACGGAATCCTTGTTTAGAGTCAGTGTTGGATTGCGATTTGCAACAACCCACTCATGGTTTCCGATAGTGCGATGCTCTTGAACATCATTGCCGAAATCCAAAGAGAATGAACCGACTTTTATAGCTGCACCATCATTCACAATATCCTGCGAAGAGATAACCTTCGGCACACTTGCATCAAATGCTGCTCCGGTAGGAACCGCAGCATTCACCGGGGCAATGTAAGGTGCGGTCATCGTAAATGTGGCTTTAGGAAATTCCCCGGGGTTAGTCGTAATCTGACACGTGCCAACAGCACCTAACATCTTCCACAACACACCATCGACATATGTATAAATCGTGCATGATTTTTCAACAGACGTAGATGGTGCATATGTCACGCTAGTTCCGGCTACAACCGTTGCAACGGTGCGGCATGCCAGCATCAATCGCCCCCAATCAGGAGCAGTGCCAGGAGTACCAGACCCCTTCAGTTCAACTTCGAGCGATAACTCAACACTCGCATCAGGATCAGGTATCAGACCGATATTGCCCATTGTCTGCTTGGTTACATTGCGTTCAATGTTCGACCTGTTTACGGTCGGGTTTGGACGTGCAAGCAAGCGAATTGCATGAATAGAAGGATCGGGAACAGCATCAACGCCCTTTGTAGTCTCCAGCTTGCACAATACTAAATTATCATATACGAGAGCCATTATTTAGCCTCCTTCCGTGGATTTGTGCCAGTGCTGTCACGCTTTACCGGCTTCGGCTTATCATTCTTTGCCATTTTTAACCTCCTACACAGCCACATCAGGGGCAGTTGAATCAGCCCTGTATGCAACATCAAAGTTCAATCTCAGCGATATAAAAGGCATATCGCCA